CAACAGTTCCAAATAGTCCTTCTAAAACTAATTGATTTACACCTGATCCATCTAGTGTTCCAGTAAAACCAATTCTATGTTTGCAGTTATGCAACTTAGTCATAATTTGTACTAGAGACTTTGCTTTAAACTGATGAGCCTCATCTCCAATTACACAATCATATTTTTCAAACCATTTTTTTGGCATTTTATAAATTGATTGCCAAGTTGTTATAGTAATTTTTTTAGAACTATTTTTATCTTTACCAGCATATATTTTGTGACACTTATCGTCAGGTTGCCATCCATATTCTGTGAAGTCCCCCACCAACTGTTCTACTAATGATGTAGTAGGTACAACAATTAAAATATTAGATCCTTGATCGTAAAACCATCTTACGATACAATAAATCATTAAAGATTTACCTGATGCCGTTGGTGATAATAAAAGTTTGCGATTATATCTAAGTGCTTTATAAATTGCTGAAAGTTGATAATCTCTTACTTTAAATGGAATCTTTAATGATTTAACATAATCAAAAATTTCACCTGGCGTGATAGTTTTATTTTTTTCATTTGGAGATCCATAGTATTCATTATGTACATCTTCAAATGTATATCCACGTATGTTTAACCATTCTGTCAAGTATCCATATAAACCACAATATATTTGTCCGTTTGCAGGACTAAACAATTTAATCTTACCATCCCATATTCGTTTCTTATACTGAGGCATAAATTTTGCCCCTGGTACATCAAAACTAAAATACTCTGAAAGTTCGTATTTTATATGAGGTTCACAATCGACTGATAGATAAACTTCATTGCGTTTCTGAATCTTGACATCAGTCATTAAATACTACCTTGCATAAATTTTTGCCAATCGATACTATTTTTAATTTGGAAAGTTCGATTGTTCAATTGTTGGATAATTTTTTCAAGAACAAAAATTACCTCTTCATAATAATTTATACGGGTTGTAACATTTTGTATTTCTGGATCGGAGTCAATATACATTGGAACATCCTGTTTCAAAACTTTTAAGTCAAACGGATTTTCCTGATAAACTTCGTCCGAAGCCTTACCAGTGTAGTATTCAAATTTTTCTCTGATAAGAACTTTATACTCTTGTTCCTTTCTCAGTTTAATTAATCTTACGTCAGTCAAGTAATTTAAATACTTACTGTGTAATTGTGGAATTTTTGTTGACTCGTTATCGAGTAGGTCATTATCAATTTTTGAATCTTCAGCCCATTGGGATTTAATATCGTCAAGTGTGATCATAAAGTATTAGAGCGTTGTGTCAAAGTCTGAAATCCAATCCTCATTTCCATTCGTAACTACGATAACGGACATGTTTCTTGCAGTTAACTGTGCAATTAAACTATCGTATGCTGCTTGAATTGTTGCTGTTGTCATACTTCCTGAGTTGTCAACAAACAAAGCAACGTCAGAACCATCTGCAAGTTGATCTAAATTACAGATAGAATAGATATCTGATGCATTAGCAGAATTACCATTGTCTCTATTAATATGAATAGGACCAAAAGTTTTCCCTGTATGATTTAGGCCCACATAAGATGTGTCATTAATGGTAATTGATGGTGATGTTGCTACAACCTTATTACCAACTTTAATATCAAATATTAAAGTTTCTACACCTTCAGTTCTACCATCTCTTAATACGGGAATAGAAAATGTTGCTGTATCACTATTTACAGTTGCTGATGGAATAGCACCAACATCTAAACTACTTCCTGTGGAAGTAGATTTGATTGATGCAGTCAATACAGTTCCATCATTAACACCAGTAGTTGCAATGTTTAAACCAACATTGGCAGTACCTGTTAATGGTTCGTTTATACTTGTTGATGCTGCAGTACATGTAACTGTAAATGGTGTATCTGATACAGTAACTGTAGTAGAAGAAACAATAGTACCACCAGTACTACCAAGTCTTACCTGGAAAGTAACTGTCTCGTCATTTTCCACTTCAAAATCTTGTTGTGCAGTTACAGTTACAGTACCAGTGTTACTATTAATTGTGAATTGACCACTATTAGTATTAAATTCACCAGTTGGATCTAGTGTATAATATAAAGTTGTATTATCTGGAACTCCAGTTGTGGTGGTAGTAAACGTAATAGAACTATCTTCAGCAACTGTCGCACTTGCACCAGCAACACTATAAGTTGCTGCAGATGTATCTGCTACTGCAATCTGAGTTCCAGTTGCAATTACATTACCGCCACTATCTGATAATGTGATAGTAAAATTTTCTGCTCCTTCACTAACAGTCAGATCATTAGTAAGTGTTCTAGTAAATGATGCTGCATTATTACTAATTGAAACTGATCCAGATACAGCATTATCAGTGAAATCAACACCACTCACTGTGCCAGTAGTGGACCAATAAAGAACTGTTCCATTTGCCGCATTAACACTGGAAATAGTAAACGTTGCAGTTTCTCCTTCATTTAAACTTGTAGTACTCTGAGTCATCGTATATGTTGGAGCAGGTGTGGATTGATACAACCCACCACCAATATTAATAAGTTCTAATCTATATCCACCAACCACATAATAATTTCCTACAACTTGACCAGTTACATCACCATTGACATCAAAATTAAAATCAGCATAAGCACTACCATTCTGTAGTCTTACCTTGTCATTACTAGTTCCTGGAAGATAAACATAGTCACCATCGATTAATTTATTTGCAACATTAACTGTTTCATTATAACCAAAAAGAATAACTTTGATTGGTGTTAGTGCATCAGTTCCAGTTGGGAATGTTCCACCCAAAACTGGCAAAATATCATTCATATATGCTGGAATGATGTTTTCTTTAAATGCTGATTTATTATTTTTTAAGTACTCTTTAAAACCGAGTACATTGTTTGTAGTTACTGTCATGGTACTAGGGTAAGAGTATTTCCATTTGCATCACCAGTTGTGATGAGGTAATTATATAGAGCGAGATTTCCTGCTTTTAAATTTTCAGCAGTAATCCTTAATTCAAATTTTGTATCTTGATAAGCATCTAAGTTTGATATTCCTCCAATAGGCTCTCCTTTACTAACTTTAATAGTTTGACCAACTTGTTCCAACACAACAATTGGTAGAATTGTTGCTACAAAAAATGAATTAGCAGGAGACATATCAAGAAGAACACCTAGAGAATCTGCAGTTTGTTGATCAAACGTAGACGCTACACTATTCAAAAAGGTGTCTGCCGATGCGATAGAACCACCTTTACCAAAACCATAATCTTCTGAAATTATAATTTCATTAGTTGATGTATCAATTGTAGGAGCAGTAGTATCACCACGATTTAACATCGTCAAGAACCAACCCCAATCAGGTTGATTTGTATCTGGATTTTGTGGTGTTGTTTCTGGAACACCATTTACAAAACCTCCACTATTTTCTGTTAAAGTTCCAGCAAGATAACTTGCATATCTTTTTTGGTCTGCAATTGATGGTCTCCATTTATGTGGATTTGCAGCAGAACCAGTTGCATTTGGATCAGTTATAAATTTGAAGTTAGGTACAAACCAACCATTGATAAACAAATCTGCAGCGGAAGGAACAGCTCCAAGAATACCAGCAGTTGCAACTGCTGCGGCGTCTTTTTCTGCCGCAGATGCAGTTGCTAAACCTGCAGTATAGTCGCTAAGATTAGTAATAACATTACCTAATGCAGTTACAGAATCTCCTAACCAACCAAGTAGAGTGTTGTTTAAATTTGGTGACGACAGATCACCACCAGGACCACCAGGACCTTCATTAGCACCACTTGTTAAATTATCAATCAAAACCCCCAGAGGACCACCATTACCACCACCTAAAGCAGCTTGCAGCGCACCTAGAGCACCACTAATTAAAGAACTAAGATCGGACAAGAGTCCTGGTGATTTTTCATTAAGTTTGGTCTCATCTGGATAACCAGGATCTGGTTCTTCGGGAGTATCAGTACCAACTCCACATGTTCCACCCCTAATTGCATGATCGATTAATTTAATCCATCTAAACAAAAATAATCCCAAATATACTGGTGGTTCAAATAAATTGATTGAACTACTTTGATAATTACTAATAGCAACTTCAATAGTGATACTTGGATTACTAGCAACCATCTGGTCTTTAGCTGTAATTCTTACCTTTCCGCACTTGGCCCACCACTCACTATTTTCCTCATACGGTTCTAATGGTGATCTTGGGTAATCGTACCAACATTGTTGCACGAAACCAACACCTCCAGTTCCTTGATCAATAACAATTCTTCCAGAAGTACCATCAAGTTTTCTACAATATGGTCCTAAGATCCAACTATTATTAACAATCTGTTGATCAAAACTTCTAAATGGTGCTACATATCCACTACCAAAAGTCCAGCCACTAGGATTCGTTCCAATATTCCCCTGTACAGGAGGATATGATGGAAAAAATGTACTTATAGTATGATTTCCTACAGGAACTGGACTGTTATAAAGGGACATGAACGCACACGTTTATTAGTATTTATCAGATATCAATAGTATTTGGATCGGACTCTTCCAGGAATTGTGCTGGTGTCTTTAGTGTGGAAATGGAATCACTATAGTTTCCCTGATTTGGTTGTAGTAAATAGAAAATTCTATCAGGATAATTTGTCCTAAATTGTGACCATCTTGTCGCCATCGTAGTCAAATTTTGTGAATCGGATTCGTCAATGATTGCAATACAGACTCTGTTCACACTAGTAGATACACTCTCACCCGCCAATGTGATATTAACTGATGATGTAATTGAAGCACCATTAAATCCAGTTGCAGTAATAGTAAATGTAATACTATCTTGCGATCCTGTTGCAAGAGCTTTTGCTTTTAGATCTGGATAATCGATAGTGATAGTGCCCTCATTTGGATTCACAACACCTACATTATTATCAATGGCGAGGAATCTAGAATTTGTAGAAAAGTAATTTAAAACTAAACTTTCATTTAGTACAGGAGAAGTGTTAGCAGCAGTTAATAAAACGGATGGTGCCGTAATTGTAGATAATTTTGTAGATGTTTCTAGATCTACAATTTCGTAAATAGTATATTTAAATGTTACATCCGAAGCAAAATATTCTGTATCTGTATATGTGGAATCAAATGTCAGATCACTTAAAGTAACAGGAAATAAATCTTTAAACTTTACAGCAAATTTTCTTCTGAAATTGGAATCAAGAATGAAGAGAGTACCGTCAGAATAAGTTTTCTCGTCGTAGTCTTCGCCAATCAAATATTCATTGTAATCATTACCTGATTCTGGATGACCTAATCCACGAATCCAATTGTGAATTGCACCATAGTTTTTTAACTGTTCATCTACAAGAAATCTTAATTGCAGATCACCAAAATTAATCTCATCTCCTGGATGTGGAATTGCATTCATCCTAGTTGCTTGAACTGTGTTTGCTAAATTTAAACTAGGAACATTAGCAGATTGACAGTAAAAAGCTACCTGTGGATACTTTGTTAACTGAAATTGAAATCCAACACCAGACAGAAAATTCTGTGGACAGTTTGGGTTGTCAATAAAATTTGCAGCCATGAGGAGTTTTTCTAACTATTTAGACATAAAAAAAGAGGGTCCGAAGACCCTCCAGTATAATCTTGTGAGATTAGATCACATGAGGTTAAGAACTCTCGTGCGACGATAGTAGACGTTATCGTTAGCGGTGAGTGCGCCAGAGCGCTGTGTTGTACCACCTGCGAAGGGGTTAGCAACCATACCGTAACGAGTCTTGAATCCAATCTTGGGTTGGAAGGTGTCCTGACCGATGGAACGAACCATCTGGAGGGGAACGTAGGGGCAGTAGAAGATTCCTGCATCATATGCAGAAGAACCCTTATAACCCATGACGTAGTAGTGATCGTTTGCGATGTTAGCAGAGTAAGGATCAACGTAGACCTTAATACGACCGTTAAGTACACCAGCAAGGGTGGACTCGGTGTCGTCAGGAGTACCACTAGTAGAAAGAGCAGGGGTGTAATCAAGTACACCAGCCATGTTCAGGGCAGAAGCAACGTCAGCAGAGCAGACGATGAAGTTACCCTTCCCTCTACGAGTCTCTTGACCAATCGCGTTGGCATCTCTTTCGATCTGATAGATAAGTCCTTTGAACTTCTCAACGGACCAACGACCATTCGAGTCAACGTCAAGGTCGAATGAACCAGCGTTAGCAACGTTGTTCTGAGCACCAGGTTTTGCAACGGTGTAGATGGTACGAACGACTTCACGGTTGATCTCGGCAAGAACCTCAGTTGAGAGGATGTTGGCGAGTTCAGTCTCTGCATCAAGACCGTGGATTGCTTTCAAGTCTTGAGCAAGTTCGAGACTGTACTCAGCTTTCAAAGCACGTGCTTTCGCTTCTACAGTAACTTTCTCGATCGAGAATGACATCTCGCGGAAAGCAGCAGTATCACCGAGACCCTCAAGGGTTCCAGTTTGCATACCACCAACAGCGGCGTAGTTACCAGGTGAAGCAGCGTTAAGAACTGAAGGATTAGTTGCAGTTTCTCCAGTTGCAGCACTGTAAGCACCACCACCAGCAGAGAAACCAGAAGGAACTTCGTTGAAGAAGGTCTCAGTACCAGACTGATCTCCTCTCAGAGCGCGCATTGCGAAGATCAAGCCAGTAGGACCAGACATTGGCTGAACACCAGCAATGTCATATGCCATCAACTTGGGCATCGAGCGACGGATGAGACTGATCAGTACAGGGTCGAAACCTGCAACAGGACCAGTGGCGGTAGCACCACCTGTGAATCCACCATTACCAGCAGAGTTGGTAGGATCTTCATACAAGATCGAACGCTCTTCGCGCAAGAACTTCTCTTGGTTCTCAAGAAGAATGGCGGTAACAGCTTTTCTATGATTATCTTTGATATCGTCCAGGCCGTTGTGCTCCAAAATGGGAGTCCACTTCTCCTGTAATTTTTCCGAATTGTACATGTTTTTGTAACCCTTTTAGTGTGTTAAGTTAGGAATCCGTAATTATTTATGCGGAGATCATTTCCAACGATCAATAGCTGCCTTGTAAGCTGCCATTGGTCCTTCGATAAGACCTTCTCTTGTTTCTTCTACCAGATCTTCAGTGTGTGCGATCTGAGACTTAGGGAAATAGTTTTCCTTAATGGTCTCAACTTTTTCGCGGAAAGATTCTTCACTATCAAACTCAACACCTTCTGAGAGGGAGGCGAACTTTTCTTTTTGTGTATGAGCAAGACCCTCGGATACGTCACTTACGATTCCATTTTTGATATAAGTTCCGAGTTTCTGATTTAGCTCAACGTTAGTTTCGATTTGTTCATTGAGTTTTGTTTCCATTTCATCAAGCTCGGAGGTCATGCCTTCGAGCACATCATATTTATCATCTGGAATTTCAATGTAGCTTTCAGTGAAGAGGTTCTTCAAACCAGTGATGAACTCTTCAGTGATTTCATTGCGAAGACCCGAATCAATGGCGAGTTGGTTCTCTTTGACCCACTGTTCGGAAACATAATCTAAATGAGCGTCAACGCGAGTCTCCATGGACTCTTTAAGAGTTGCAGTTTCAGCTGCAAGTTTCTCTTCGTAGACAGTCTCAAACTTTTCGACTTGCTCAACAACTTTAGCCTTTACAGCGGCTTCAAAGATTGTGGCAGCCTTAAACTTGAAGTCCTCAGAAAACTCTTCTCCATTGAGTAAGGCTTCAACATCGGCCTTAACATCAACTTCGATTTCAGTCTTCTCGGCGACGACTTCTTCTTCTACTTCAGTCTCTTCCATTTTTGCGGAAGCGGCAGAAGGTTTAGCATTGAGAGATTTACTTCCCTCATGTGCCTGTGCAGCGGCAGCTTTCTTGCCGATAGAGGCGGTGTCGTCAGGTTTGACAACAGGTCCGCCTAAATCTGTAGGGGATGTTGAATTACCTGGCGTTTCGCCTTCTAGTTTTTTAGGAGCTTTATCTCCAGCGTTCGCATTTGCGGTAACTGGATTTTGCTCTTCTAGAGTTTCGATCTCTTGTTCAACAGACATTGAAAAATCCTCTTGGAAAGTATAGTATTTTCTTATAATATTTATCAGACTTGGAAGTTACGAAGTAAATTCTCAAAAGCTTTGAGTTTTTTACTCGCAAGATCGTTCATCGAAGAGTTATCAATGGACTCTTTAACTGCGGCAATATCAGACTCTTTCCAGAGACCGTTATTCCAAACCCATTCTCTACCTTCCATGATGCCTTCAACGAAAGCATCTGGGGCAGATGGGTCGGCGACAATATCCGCGGCGGTAGACAACATAAAATCGTCTTTGACGATATTAGTATCACCCCTTCGTTCGATAGAACCAAGGCCTCTAGATGAAACACCAAGTCTTACACCTTCTTCAAGAAGATTTTTGGCAATTCTCCCCATTGGGGTTTCTAAGAGTTTAGCTTTACCGATGAAATTATTACCCTTTTGTTCTAATGAAACAATTTTATGGGATACTCTATCTAGGTTGATTGAAGGGCCATCAGGATGACCGAGTTCACCAAGAGCACGACCTTTAGTAACATAACTTTCGTTATAATTTGCTACTTCTCTGCACAGAGTCCCAATAGGATACATTCTCCCATTGCGATTTTTTAGTTCCGCTTGGAGAAAAATACCCTCAATGAAATGACTTTTCTTACCGTTAGTATCTTCAGTTAAGAAAGAAACATCGATAATTTCTTCTGCAATGAGCTTCATGGTTGTTCTTCTGGTTGTTCTTCAGTATCTTCACTCTCATTATCTTGAACAATGGGTTCTACCTCATCGTAAGCATCCACATCGGGTTGCTCTTGATCAGGACCATTGAACATGGTTCTAGCAATTTGAGCTTTTCTCGCAGTAATATATTCAGAGCTCTTCCCGTAAAGCGCATTATAAATTTTTTCATTTGCATTGACATTATCCTTATCGAGGATATCATCAATTACACTACTCACGGGTTGATCAACTTCAGTTTCCATATTAAATATTATGTATTACAAATATTATTTATCAAATATTCCCCTTACCGTAGTCGTCAGGAGAGATCATGGATGAAAATGCAGAGTCTAAATCTCCACCTCCACCTCCTTCAGGTGGTGCTTCTCCACCCTCTTCGGGAGCAGCTCCACCCATCTGATCCATTGCTGCCATTGGATCTTGAATGATACCCATTTCTTTTTCTTTGATGATTTGGTCATCAATCTCTTCGATCTCATCTTCAGTTTGCTTCAAGATTTGTCTGCGGACATAATCTACGGAATAGTACTTACCAAGGAATGGTTCACATAGGTTAACCGCATTGATACGTTCGGTTAACATCTCAATTTCCTTCAACTCAGTGAAGTGATTATCAAAGATAAAATCGTATTGAATATCTTCTTTCAGTTCATCCCAGTCTTCTGGTGTAACAATTCCTTTGAGAATTAGTTGTGTCTTTAAAACATCATGGAATAATTCAGAAAAACGCTTACGCAAACGACCAACGAATTTGGCAAATTTAAGTTCATCGCGAGTGATTTCATTGGAACGACCAATTGTAAATGAAGATTCTTGTTCAAGTCTCGATAGTGGAATATTCAGAGACTTATATAACTTCTTCTGAAAATACTTAACATCTTCCAACTCACCTAAATTCTGACCACCAGGTAAAGTTGTGATCTCTGTACCACGACCACCTTCTCTACGAGGCAACCAGAAATCTTCAAGCATACTCATATGCTTGCGATCATCTCTCATCTCACCAGTAGAAGAATCGTATACTAGTTTATTACGATAACGACCCATGACTTCACGGAGGTATTGTTCCGCTTTCATCTTAGGTAAGTTACCAACATCGATGTAGAAGATTCTACGTTCTGGTGCTCTGGAAATTCTGTAGATAACAATAGAATCTTCAATCATTCTAAGCTGATTGACAGGTTTAATTGCTTTGTGTAAATGGGACAGAACCATATTACGATTATGATCCATTACACCTGAAGGAACATATGAGATTGCATCTGCTGCAATCTTAAGTCCTTGATTGTCACTACCTTTATAACCTTTGGGGAAATAAACATAGTAATCAACAGTTTCGCCGTAATCCAGTTTTAAACCAGTTTCTAACTCAACTCCTCTCTGTCTTTCTTTTTTAACTTCTCTTACTCTCTTAATTTTAAGAGCATCAACATATCTCAATTCTTTGATACCTTCTTCAGGTTTATCAAAATCGATTAATTTATGGTAGAACAATCTACCGTCAATATACCAACGACGGAAAATTTGATGTGCTTTTTTATCAAAATCTAGTAGACGAACAATGTACTTAAATTCTTCTCTAATTGATTTTTTAATCTTGTCACTCGCTGACAAGTTAGATAACTCAATCTCTACAGGTGCATAATCTAAGTGACTACTAATAGATTCATTGATGATATCATCAATTGCAGAATCAGTTTCTGGGTGCAATGCTACTTCTCTATATTTACGAATAAATTCAAAATCATTATTATGCTTTCCTACGCCATCCAGATCTAAGTACTGACCAAAATAGGCACCTGCAGCTACTGCTGAGGTGCCATCATCACTATCTGGGGGAGCAGGAGAATAAACTTTCCCCTGCTTTTTTCTAGCCTCGATAGAAAATCCAAATAGTTCAGCCATCTTGTAATTGTAATAGTATTTCTATATCAATACTATTTATCAGTTCTGTAAAGAGTTCTTTGTAACTTCAAAGTAGTTGAATTGGAATTCAACTGTAAACTCTTCAATCTGATCATTCGATTCGTATGAAAGATCGATTGCAGAAATTGCGGAAGGCCAGGAATCATAGAAACGATATGCACGAATAACGTCCATACCATCGACACCTGGTGCTTCAATGTTTGCAGGGGTTTTGGAAGGTCTCTGACCATCGCGGCTTAACTGATAAACCGTCATGTCTCTGCAATATGTCTCACCACCATCAGCGCCGTAACCCAATTGGGCAACGTTTTCGGTATGAGCATTGATTCCGCGAGACCACTTCTCGAATGCTTTACGAATGTTGTAATCACCATCGTTAACAACAGTTACCGACCATGGTTCAAAGGTTCTGTCTCCAGCAACCTTGAGCATTCTACCTCTATAAGGAACTTCAATCACACCCACATTAGATGCGGGAATCTGTGCAGTTTTAACTAAAAACTCTGAAGTTTCTGTAGCAGCCTTGGATGAGTCTGAACCGATATCAACAACCCCAGCGAGGTTGGGGAAGTTGAGTCTTACCAAGAATAGATTGGGGCGGGCGCCCCCTCTGGTAAGTTTTGACTTAAATTCTGAAATGCCTTTTGCCATTTTCTTTTAGCTCCGTGTGTTTATTTATTAAGATTAACCAATTAATTCATTGAAAGAAACACCCGTTCTTGTGGCAACGAAGGTGATCGTAATAAAGTTGATCGTTCTAGCAGGTTTGATGTAAATCTCTGCTTGGAACTCGTTACGGTCAACGACATCGGGAGTGTTATTAGAGTCATCACATACGACCAAGAAGTCGTAGATACCTCTTCTTCCCTGAACATTTCTCAGATAAGGATCACATGCACCTTTAAATCCAGAGCGTGTAATTTCATCGTTAATCTCGAATAATTGGAATTTCGAGAATCTAGCAATGTTCTTCTCTAGTTCAATAAACAAACGACGAACGTTAATTCTATCGAATGCCGATGGAGAAGATAGTGCAGTCTTATCACCGAATAAGACAATACCTTGACCTGGGAAAGAAACAACAGGGTTGATTCTCGCAGTGTAAAGTCTATCTCTTTCAGACTGTCTTGGGGAATATGCAAGTTTAGTTGCATTTCTTAGGTTTCCTCTGTTGTAACCAGCAGGAGAGAACCATGTTTCCGAATTGATCGTTGTGTTGATGCAGAGACCTGCAACATCAGCAGCGCAAGGAAGATAACGGTAAGTATCGTTGTACTTGTCGTAAACGTACTTATAACCACTATCAAAAATTGCATAAGAAGTAGACTGAAGTGTATTGAAGAAATCAATAATTGAGTCAGTTTTCTTTGTAGAAGTGTTGGAGTTGATTACATCAGTTCTCTGTGGAGAAACAACTGCAATACAATCCCTTCTAGATTCTGCAACACTGATCAGTTTTGCAGCACCAGAAGCAGTAATCTTACCTGGAACTAAGAAATCAATATCAGCAAATTCTTCTGGATCTAGAACCAGATCATAAGATGCTTCAACTTGAGATTGAATTGAAGATGCAGCACCAGCCCAATTGTAGTCAGCACCACTCGCAAGTTTTTTGGAAATAACGTTGTTGAATACTGGGTAAACTGCGTTAGCAGAAGGACCACCAATTGCAGTTGCGGAAGCAACATTGGAACTATCATCTACTGCAATGATATCAGAAGTCTGTGCAAGAGTTCTATCACCACCATAGATGAAACTAGAACTCAACTCAAGAACTTTCTTCCAGAACTTGGTATCACCCTCTGTACTCTTAGCATCACTTGCTTTAGACAGATAGGTAAACGATTCGATCAGTGTACCTGGATTACCAGTTACATTACCATCAGTGTCAACTAGGACGATGTGTAATTCATCGAACTTACCACCACGAGATTTAACGAATGGGGAAGTTCCTGGTTGGGGAGCAATAGATACCCACTTCTTACCAGATGCATATTCTTTACTGGAGTAAAGATCATTACTTGTAATTGCACTAACAGTAGCAATAGTTGCACCTGTATGATCCTGAATTACAGAAGATGCAGCAAGTCTCTTAGTCGTGTCCCAAAGGGTAACGTCGTAAGAATCACTACCATTATTACTGTAAACAGTACCTTCATATGTGTTGGAACCACTTACCCACTTGATGTAAGAACCAGCAGCTGCAAGACTTGCACCAACCGTTGCGATATCAAATGTTAAATCAGCACCACCACCTGTACCGAGTTGAGCATCAGCAACAGTGATTGTATCATCAACCGCATATCCTGAACCACCACTTACAACAGTGACTGTAGCAGCACCACTTCCATCAACTACGATGGAGAAAGTAGCACCAGTACCTGCACCAGCAGCTGTGTAGTCAGAAGCACCGATTGTATATGTACCAGCTGTTCTACTTGCATCTGCAGCACCAACGGTGTCTACAGTTAAAGTTTGTCCTACTGCAGGTGTAACAGTTACCTGTTGGTGAGCACCAACGTCAATCATGGAAACTGTAATTCCATTATGGAATGTACCGCCGTATCTACCTGCAAAAGTAAATGCGCTGGTTACTCCTCCATATGTTTCTTCATAATCAGATTGATTGTTAATTAGGAGTGTGGTTGAAGTTGTACCATCACTGTCAACATTAGCCGTTCTCAATGCCAAATCATTAGCCTGTCCTGGTTCTCCACCAGCAGGTCTAATAACAGCAGCAATACCACCGTACTGAATAATAGTAGCAGCGGCAAACCAAGACTCATAATTATATTCGGAGGGTTCACCGAAAATGTCTACCAGCTCTCTTTCGCTGGATACATAGGTGACCTCATCCGTAGGTCCTTTCGCCGAAGCGATAGAAACAACACCAATGTTTTGGTCCGAGACGTTAATGGTGGCTGTTAAGTCAACCTCCTTTATTTGTACTCCTGGTGAAGCAAACGCCATGTGTATATCCTCTACGAGATTTATTTCTCAAAACTATTTATTACTCGCTATCTTTTCATCGGGGAAACAATGCATGAACACATTACCAGTCAGGATATACATCCCTATTTTTCTTTAAATTTCTGGATTCAATTATCCTTTTAATAGTACAAGATTTACATTCATAAGAATATGAAGATGGATATTTTCCTCTATCTTTTCTTATCAAATAATAGTCTATTAATAGTTCTTTTTTCTTACCACAAGTTCTGCATCTTCTTTCTTTGAAGAGGAGATGTTCTAAATTAAATTGATCATCAATGTTCATTTGTAGTCCCACATATATGATCTGTCTCCGTATTCATCGACCTTCCATACATCACCACTTGTATCCACAAAAGTACTTTCTTCAAATCCATCGTTAATAAATCCAAAAGGGGCCATATCTTCTTCAATTGATTCTCTCTGATCTTCAAAAATTCTCTTCCTGATATCATCAGAAGTAAGTTCTCGGAAATAATCAGAAGTACATAACCAAGCAAAAATTACCAAACACATTGCAAGGTCATCATTACATCCTTCCTCTGCTTCAAATGATTGTTTCTTCTGGATGAATGTAGTTAGTTCTGCAATAACATCATAATCGGTAACGATTAATTTATCATCTTCGATAAGTGCTTTTAAGTTAGAACAACCAGTCTTCTTGACTGTAGATGTCATCTTTACACCTAACTGTGATTTGTGAGAGAATCCTTGACCAACTAATTGACCAGCACGTCCTCTCATTGCACACATAAGAAGGTTGTCATACTCCAAATCAAATTGCATAATGTCTGCAACCTGACCTCCAATATCATTAACTTCTACCATAACAAATGCATGATTGTAATTTTTTGCAACCTGATTTATAATGTTTGGAAATATAATAGGTTTAATATTATTATTTTTATATTTACCTACTAGCTTATAAGGTATAGTTGTAATATCAATTAGAGCAAATGCAGAATAATCATTACTGACGCCTCTAGAAACGTCAACTGTCATTATATAAGTATGATCTTTTTTAACATTCTCATAAATCTGTAATCCATTACTAGATTCAATAGCTTCTTCATACACCATCATTTTAAGTTTTGATGGTGCAATCAAAGTATCTACAGATCCTAAGAATTCACATTCAAATTCTTGTGTGAACTGACGTTGTGATGTGTTTGCAATTGTCTGTTCTTTCCATACAGCATCTCTACCAGGAACTTGAGACCAGTGAACTTCTGTTGTTGTATATTCATTTCTACCAAGTTCGGCATCATGCCATAACTTATAGAACATGTTCATCCCATTTGGAGTTGAGATGATAATAACTTTAGTAGATTTACCAGAAGAAATCGTAGGATATACAGACGAGAAAAACTGTTCTGCGATATGATTTGGAACGAACGCAAATTCGTCCAAGAAGATGATATTAAATGACATACCTCGAACAGCAGAACTGGAGGTTGATGCTGCAAGGATTTTAGACCCGTTCTCTAATTCTACATTACCTTTGTTCCATGCAAGAATACCATGTTGCATCCATCTTGGTAAATTCTCATATGCTAATTGTAAACGAGATAATAGTTCTCTTGATGTTGATGCTTTGTTAGCAAGAATACCAATATTTACATTGTCATTAAATATGATATAATGAAGCAAGTAAGAAACAACAGTAGTAGACTTACCAGTTTGCCTGGGTAGTTTTGCAATGTTAAACCTATTTTTGTGAAACCTTTCTACCATTTCCTCTTGGAAATCGTACATACTAAAAGGTACTAGACCTTCATCAAGAGAAACAATCTTAATATAATTTTTAGCAAAATATACAGGATCGTCTTTACACTTCAAAAATTCGATTACCTGTTCTTCGGTAAATTCAATTGGTGTATTTGCTTTTTTTAGATTGGGATTACCTAGATAAATCGAATCGGATGCCATAATTAATTTTTATAAAATGTGTAATCAGTTAACATTGCAAACATTCTCTTCTTCATTATATCTAAGAGTATTTGCTCTTCGTAAGGACGTGCAGGAGAACCTGGCCACATCTTGATAGAATAATCAAAGTGATCGTACAGACATCGGACTTCATCGATTCCTAATGTCATGGTACAATACCATTCATTTTCTTCAGATGAGGGTTCCATGTTTTCTCCTTATCTCCCTGAGTGCTTCAAGATTCATATCTTTAGTGCCACCATCGTATGCGTGAGCATATCCCTCTTCAATCATTTGTTCGTTGAGGGACAAGTTGCTGTCCCCAATGTAAAGCCAACCAAGAAGACGGCCATATTTACCGACGCCACCAACAAGTTCAGTCCTAACAGACAACTCATCATCACCAGCGATAGTGCTCTCCAGTTTTTCTTTGAGCCAGTTGGTTGCGTCGATTCCAAGAGCCTTCTCCTCTAGATTTCTCGTTCTTTTCTCTGGCGTATCAACTCCTGCAACTCTAACTCTTTCTTTCTTGTATAAATCGAACCCAAGATCAATAGTGACATCAATAGTATCACCATCAAGTACACGATTGATCTCCGTCACTCTGAAGTTGTAACAACTCTTCCTGCTCGGTGGTGTCATTGCTCCCATGGGATTCTCTCTTATCAACTCCTAGTATATAGTAAATACTATAACCCGCCATACAAAGAGAAAGAAAAACCATAAAGATCACTGACCACACAGGATCGTTCACATTAGTATGTGGTTGTAATAATAAATTCATTATAAATCTTTAAATTTATCCCTCATCTCTTCCATCTGTTTTTTCTTTTCAGAAAATATACCGTCGATATATCCAGCACGGTATTCCCAAGTTTGTCCACCATCTTTTCCCTTTTGGGGATTGATACATTGATCGTCACCTAATTTGTTGCAAACAAGACCAGCAAGGTCAAGCTCACTAGAATCAGATGAACCGCCAGTGCCACGCCAAACGTGTTGTCCATTAACCCATGTCGCACCGCACTTCTCGCATTCTTTCCGTTCTAATTTCAGGTCGGAAAACTGTCGATCGGGATCGGTCATTGTAAATCTCCTTATTTTTTAATTGGTATAAGCGATTGCAGTCGCCCATACTTCACCTCCAGATGTTGTAACATCCAGAACTGCAGCAGCTTCCTTATCAATAATAATTCCCGTGTTAGGAGGAATTACTACAGAAGTTGGAACCGCGCCAGCAATAGTTACTTTGTTAGCAGCTGTATGGGCATTAACAACCCAAGCAAGAGTACCCGAAGTAAGAGTACCAGTACTCGGAGATGCTTGAATATCCTGTGCTTCAGCTAGTGGTTTGATGTTCATTGTAGTTTCTTTTTTAATTATTTATCAGCAATTCCAAGCTCTAAGAGACTTGTTTATCCTGGAATCGGGATCTGATGCAGTTTTTTTGGAAGTTAGTTTCTTTTTCATTCCTTTCATTCTTGCACAGAATGATGATCTTCTTTTATTACCTTTCTTTTTAGATGGTGCTTTCAGGTCAGAACCAGGATTCTCTGCTTCATAAGACTTGCGTCCTTTTTCATTGAGACCACCTTCTTTATTTTTACCAGACTTTTTTGTCCACGCTGCACCTTCACTAACTTCGTCCTGTTCTTTGACGCAGTTATTTACAACTTTACCACCTTTCATTTTGGTGCCTTGTTTCTTATATCCTTTCCAACATGACAATGCTTTTTCAGAAATTTGTCTAAATTCACTGAAATCCACACCTTCTTTCTTGGACTTATTACCCCAGTTCTTAGCACCTTTTTTACGACACTTGACCAAAGCACCAGATGCATATGCAGAAGGCCAAACATCATAACGTGATTTTACTTTATGATAACAAGCATCTTTCTTTTCCAACATTGTTTCTTCTTGAGTCACGTTTTTTGCCTTCCCTTTTTTGTTTGGATTTGGATCTTCTGATCTTTTCTTAGCAGCTCGTTTGTTTCTTTCGTCTTTACTCATTGATGCACGGTCATCTGCATCACGACAATATGGTTTTGTTGTTTGTCCTGGTTGTTTTGCACATGGTTTCCCATCGTACTTACCACCAGTTTGTTTCCAACCACCACCCTTAAACCAATCTTTAAGAGAATATCCTTTGTCCTTAGAGGACTTACCATCACGTTTTTCGTTAATCATTTTATTCTCCACCACCACCATCTCCACCACCATCACCGCCGTCACCAGTAATACCAGATTCTGCTGCAGCAGCAGATTTCTCACTATCACTTACATCATTAACGGTATATTTATCCCACATAGATCCACCATATCCACATGTACCACGTTTTTCACGTTTTTCACACAAACGACAATATTTTTCTTTTCCGCCATCAGAACACTTACTTTCAACCCAAAGATCAAAGTCAGCATGAACTAAATTTTGTACTCGGACCCAAGTGTTGGATTTCATTTATTTTGTCTTTCTTTTATTTATCTGAATTCATTTTTTTCAACATCTTTTGAAGTTCAGATGTACTGCCAACAAACATGGCGTTAGTTACATTAGTTGGTCCTTTTTGACTTTTCTCCTCTTCAATATCTTTAAGTTTCTTTTGATTATCTAATAATTTTTCTGTAATATCGGCAACGTGTTTAATGAGGTTGCCTGCGACTTCATACGCTCTTGGGTGATCACTACTCTGAGCGACTTCCAATGCTCCCTGGATCGCTTCCTGACCCTTCTCAACTAGGTTATATAGTTGTGCTCGACTATACTCATAGTCATTTACAACATCCGACCCTTCTTTAGGTTTTACTCGTACTTCTTTTGTTGGAGTTTCTGTTACAATTTCAGCTTCAACATTCAATGCTTCGTTTAGTTTATCAAATGGGTCAGACATAATTAATAGTTGGTAAAGGATTCGTTGAAACCAAAATCGTCATCTGCTTCAACTAAGATATGATCTGCATCATTAATGACTGAGAACTTGTTATCTCCACCAGTACCTTGGGATGTAATATCAACTGCAAATCCTTGTCTTGCATAAGACTTAGATTTTGCAACTCTAAAATTACTATCATCAATTCTAATGACAAAGTAATTTTGTTTATCTGTTAAACCACCGACAACTTGACCACTCGCGTCTTTATTGTAAGTAACTTTGTCTCCTGTAATAAATCCATGACTAGGGAGAGTAATAGTATTACTTGCAACATTGAATGATCCGAACGGGATTGAAGATCCATCTCTGTTGAGATCTGTTGGAGCAGCAGGTGTTGCACTGTATCTGACATACCTGGAACCAACTTCCATAGCGGCACTGATATCGACGTTGACCTTTTTGATAACGTCTGCAGTTGTGACAGGACCGTAGAGATATGTTTTAGCAGTAAATTGTAACGTATGAATCAGAGTTCTTCTTGTAGTAAAATCTGATTCATAATCGTCTTGAATACCGACACTGTTCAAGATGATTGGAATATCTTTCTTTTCACTCATTTTTGAAATGAGATTAATTGTAATATTAAATACTGGCTGAAAATACGGTAAAATTTGTTCTAAAATTTCTACAGAATCTTCATTATTTTTACTAAGAATACTTAATTCAAACTCAACATTATATGGTACTGGAGCATATGTAGAGTAAGATTTTTTAGTATCACCTTCTTTTTCAGCCCTAGATAACTGAATAGGTCCAAGTTTTCTTGTAGGATCATATTGAATACCCTTCATTTCAAATGACATTCTTGGTAATGTTATTTGAGTATCTGCACGACCATCTAAAGTTGGTTCAGCTTCAATACGGGCAAGAAATTTTTCTCTCGGTCCATAATTAAGAGGAACTTTGAGAGTTTGAATTACTTGTCCTGCATTATCAGTTCTATGCAGTTCAATATTATTGAACAGAGTACCAAAACCAATAATGGTTTTTCTGATAATTTCGTGATAAAAGTGTGTACCTAACATTAGAAGCTACCTGTTTGATTTCCGAATTCACCGAATGGATTACCTTCTGTCCAATCAACAATACCGTCTGCTTGAGTCTCGAAGTATGTATTTTCGGAAATATCGGAATTTTCAATTTCTATGGAACTAAAACTATCTATCACAGTTTCAGCCCCACTAGTTTCACCGATTAAAGTATCATCATCGGAAAAATTACCAACAATGTCAATTAATTCCAATTCTTTATTAGTAACATCATATCTTGCAACCTTACCTGTAGGTTCACTTGGAGAAGGTGTAATAGTTATTCTTGGTGCAGTTGTATAACCAGCACCAGTATTTTGTAACGTTATAGATGAAACTGTACCATTTGTTAATGTAGTCGTTGCAGTTGCTTGAGTTCTGGTTGGGGATGTAATAGTTACAGTTGGAACCTCTGTATATCCCAAACCTCTATTTGAAATATTGATAGAAGTAACAACACCATTTGAAATAGATGCAGATGCAGTTGCTTGAGTACCACCAGCAGGCGGAGCAGATAAAGTGACAGTTGGTGCAGTTGTATAACCAGAACCAGCAGTGCCGACAACACCAGTATTCACATCCGAAGTTATAGCAGTAACTCTGAATGTTGGTTGATCTACAACACCAGAAAGAGCAACTGTTACAATATCACCAACAACATAATTGATACCATCATTAGTTCCATTGATTGCAACTGTTGCAACATCACCATTTGCATCAGCAGTAAAGTCAATCCTCAATCCAGTACCAGAACCACCAGTTGTAACAATATTGTTTAGGACACTTGCAATACCAGTACCGTTATTAACAATTTCTAATGCTGTTACAATACCATTCTGTAATGTTGCAGTTCCTGTTGCATCTACTGCATCGGGAGCACCAATTTTTACAAGTGGTGCGGTTGTATAACCAGTTCCTGCCTTCCTAATTGTAAAATTATTATTTAATGTATAAACCGAAGATACTCCATTCTGTAAAATATCAGCAGTAAACTTAGTTCCATGAACCTTTTCACCAAACTCAAATACACCACCTGCAGTTAGAATTGCTTCAGCTGTTGCACCAGTTCCTGTTCCAGTAATTGCTACTGTAGGAGCGGTTGTAGTATATCCAGAACCTGGATTTGAAATACTAATTTCAGATACTCTGGTATTCGTAATTGTAGGTACGACAGTAGTTGGTGCAATAGTACCAGTAACATTACCGATAGTTACTACAGTATTTCCACCATATCCAGTTCCCTCATTAATCATCCTGATATACTTAATACCACGAACCCAATTATGAACAATTGAGTATGCATTTTCTGTGGCAATCTTATCAATCTCATCAATACCAGTCTCAAGTCTTTCATCAGAAAACTCCATGAGTTCACATGTAAGACTATAAGTAGGGACATCACCTAAAGGTCTTAAAGGTGTTTCATTTTCTACAAATTTAATTTGAAATAATTGTTGAGTAAGAGGGAAGTAAATTGCATCACCCTCATTTGGTCTTTCTGCAGAAACCAAATTATTGGATTTTGATTGTACCAAGTCTTCCCATCTACGTCTGGAAACTATAAAGGTTGCTTCTTCAGCAATCCTGACACCAAACTTGGTTAGGAGTGTTCCATCTCCCTCGAAACCATCATAGTTTTGTAAATATACTTCTATGAGATAATTCTCGTCAAATTTAGAAAGTACATCCTCTCTGAATAGTCTATCTGTTGTCACCATTTCTCTGGGCAAGTAATAAATATCTTGCCCATAGATCTGCATCGATTCGATGATTAGATCTTCATAGAGTAGTTGTTCGGATCTTGTTCCTTGAGAGAAATATACGTTCTTAGCCATATCATCCTACAAAGTCTAAAGGTGGTAATTCATATGTAGTGGACATCTTATCCTCGATGGCCTGTAGTTCACTAATGGCGTCATCATAAATTTGTCTACCATTAAATTCTACACCTCCAGGCATTTTAATTCCCTGGAATTTAATTAAATTCATACCCCATTGTTTCTTGATAAGAGATGTGAGATATTTTTTAACAAAAATTTCGTTATAAACTTTAGTAAATTCAGTAGGATCTAATGCTCTATAACAATCAATAATAACGTAATCATCTACTGCAGCAAGATCCCAATCAATATCTAAATATAATCTATTGTGTACTTTATTATACCTAATATCTTTATTACCTTCAATTAAGAAATCTAATGTTTCCAGATATTGCATAGTCATTTCCATGTTAAGAATGTCATATGCATAGAAGTTGTAGAAATCATTCAAGAAGAATTGATATCTAAAACCAAACATATTATTGACCATGGAATTAGAGATTTTTTTAATCCCTTCAACTCCAAGAACATGATCGGGTAGAGTTAAAAATCCTCTACCTTCTTCAAAATTAAGAGTTCTTGATGAACCATTAGCACCAGCATTTGTATCTGTTGATGTAGTGGTAAAGTTTCTTCCAGATCCTCCTTTACCACCATTAGTAACATCATCAGCAGTTAGTTTGTACTTAAGGTACATTCTTTCTGCGCCATTATAAGTCCTTTCACTAAACAACTGAAGGGTATCATCAATGAGATCTTCAACTTGATCTTCATCAACATTGATCTCAATGACAGGTTTACCTAGCTGCCTCAAGCAGTATTCTTTTAATGTGGATCTACTACTTGGTTTTGCCATTATTCTTCCGTTGTGTAAGAATCTTCTTTAGATGTTTCAGGATTGGATTGTAAATCTGATAAGAGTTTATTTAAATAAATGATTTTAGACTCAAACATCAGATTTTGTTGCGTCAATTGGTTAATTTTAGTACTCATGACTTGCATGAGTGCATTTGCTTCATCAGTGTTCATAATGTTTATATTATATTAGTATGTGCCACCATCAAGAGTAGTTGACCAAACTGGAACACCCGAACTAGTTACAGTTAAGAGCTGGTAGGATGTGTCTTGGTCAGCAGAACCTGCAGCAACAGTTCTTGTCAATCTCTTGTATTGATCGAAGAATGCAACACCATTCAAGATACCATCATCAAGTTTGACAGTCTTGAACCATGCAGCACCTCTAGTTCCAGCAAATACATTTGCATTATTTGTTGAATCTGGAATGTAACTGAAATACTTCTCACCTTCTGTTGTTGTGGTTTCGTCATAACCGAAGAAACCTAGTTTGGAAGATGATCCATCCAGATACTTAAACTGAATACCACGATCCATGTTATCGTCAGATGCTTGACTGATAGTCAGTTTCGCTTCTGCATCAATTCCAGCGGAGATCGCATTGGAAACTGTAATGGTAGTAGTATTGAATACCTTAGTATTTACTTTAGTAATCGATGCGAGTTGAGCACTAGCCGGAGTACCAGTACCAACACTAGAGAGTGAGTTACCATTGTAGAAGTCATCACCACGAGTGGAGATATTAGAAGCAAGATCTAATGTTACTTCACTTGCCGTTTGAGAAACGAAAGTACCGACCTCAGCGAAACTCTCTCCATTATAGAAGTATAGAGTTGCACCAGAAGAAGGAGCAGAACCGAAGTTCTGGGAAACGTTGAAAGAAATTCTAACGTTGGAAATTGTTGTAGAGTTTGGAATCGAAGTTCCAGTAATAGATGCACCTTCTACGATAGAAGAAGGATTGTCGATAACAAGATCAGTAGCACCCGAAGATGCTGCACTCATTACAGTCTTTTCGGAAACAGTATCACCAATCGTAAATACTGGATCATTAACCGACATTTCAGTCGAGTTAACAGTTGTAGTAGTACCAGCAACTTGTAAGTTACCACGGATGATAACATTACCACCTGCATCACCTGCATCGGGGAATGGATCAAGAACCAGATCCTGTGCATTCAGGTTATCTGTGGAAATCTCATTACCTTGAATACGGATGTGACCCAGATCCAACATGGTACTTGCAGTACCCATGTTAATTGTAGTTGCTGCACCAAATGCATTAACTGTAGTTGCTGTAGTATTTAAGAGGTTGAAAGATGTCTGGTTGGTTGTGATGTCTCCACCATCAACATTCAAATCAAGATCAATATCAAGGTTATTATTAATACTTGTAGTACCTGATGCGGCACCGATATCAATTGCAGTAGCAGCGCCGAAAGCGTTTACACTAGTTGCAGTTGTGTTGTACAGATTTTGAGTTGTCTGTGTACCAACAACAGTCGGATTACCGATTGTCATCGTACCAGAGTTTGCACCCACATTCAATCCAGTTGCAGCACCAAAGGCATTGACTGTAGTGGCGGTAGTATTGAAAACGTTTTGTGTAGTTTCAGTACCATCAACAGTGTTATTGCCGAAAGTAGTTGCACCAGCACCAGAAGCACCAATGTTAATATCACTACCAGCACCGAATGCATTTACTGTAGTAGCAGTTGCATTGAATACGTTTTGAGTAGTTTCCGTACCAACTAAGGTTCCCGATCCAAGAGTGGTGGTGTTAGCACCAGATGCACCAATATTAATTGCAGTAGCAGCACCAAACGCATTGATTGTGGTTGCGGTGGTGTTTAACAGGTTAAATGATGCTTGATTGGTGGTCAGATCACCACCATCAATATTGACATCGTTATCGAAGTCAACGTTACCACTTCCAAATGTGATTAGTTCAGAACCATTGGTGGTATCAATTGCGATATATTGATTACTACCTTCTTTAACCTCAAAGGCATCTGCAGTATCATCAGGAATACTGGTTGAACTAGTTCCTGTTGTTACTAAGTTACCAGTGATAGTAACATTAACATTGTTATATGTCCAATCAGCACCAGTTACTTGAACTTGGTCAGATGAATTCTCGTCATACTCGATCTTTGCGTCTTTGTCCGAACCAAACGAGAGAAATGTATCATCAACAATATTAATTTCACCAGACCCAGCAGGATCTAGGATGATGTCACCATTCGAGTTAGTCGAAGAAATGGTGTTTGAATCAAATCTAAGATTATCAACATTAAAAATGTCAATTTTTGAATCTTGGTCAATGACCAAGGCAGAGTTTGCAGTCAAAGTACCATGTTGATGATCAACATGTCGGTAAAATACTTACCACCGATTACATCGATATTTGCAGCATGACCGCTTCCATCCTCGGTGCCCTGACCGACGAATAGTTTACCACCTGCATTGACTGAAGAACCACCACCGGCCTGCACCTTATCAGGATATGTACCAGCACCATAACTGTATGCGGGTTCACCGTTTCGTAGATTACCTGGTGTTGATGTTGGAGAAGTACTAGACCTCTTTAACTTTAAAAACGTACTCATTGTTGTATCCTAGTAGAAAGAATTAATAGAATCCTGCGTTGATCGTAAGACCGTCATTTTCAAGAATATTTCTCGCTACCCATGTTTGAGTTGCAAGATCATACTGCAATACAGCACCATCTCCAGCACTTTGTAGGTTTACATCTGTCAGAGATGATAGTCTGCCTGAAGAACCACCAGAGGCGGCAACAGTAATCACTTTTGGTATATTTGAAACGGTGACCTTCGTATTCATGTTGTTACTCCTGGATTAACAGTAACGACGCCCTCGATCACTCTCGTTTTAGTTCCTCCTGCGGAGGTTACAACAACATCGTACAGATACCTTCCGGCTTCTAACGTTGATGTTGCAGACGCAAGTAGTGTAAGTACCACAGTTCCAGCTTCAGTGCTAGAAACTGTTGCAACAAAACTAGTCGATGTAGAACTAGAAAATGATTTCTTGAGTTTTGCTTCGGCACTATAGCCGGTCAAATCCCAAGCAGCATTGCTGTCATCATAGACGCCGACTTGAACAGTAAAGTCCGAGCCTTGGTCTATGTATAAGTTATGTACTGCTGCCATTGAGGTTTTACCACTTACCTTTATTTATACAGAGAGTTTGTCTCTCAAGTATTTATATGGTTAACTACTTGTTTGAGTAAATCTTTGAGTTCGCCAATTTCTTGCTCGATTTTATCGAGTCTATCTTCTTTTTGAATTCGATTTTTATATGCTTCCATATATTGTTCATAACTATGGACATTGGTATTTACAATACCCCCAGATGTTTTATCTCTCGATAAATCTGGGTGTCCATTCACATGAATATTTGTCATACTGCAAGTGCGAGTGATCTAAAGTTTCTAATTTTAGGCGCACTGCTTTGATTGTCAGAAATCATTACTATTTTGACCGCAAATTCTTTGAATTTTTCAAGTCCAGTAATTTCATAATCAAAAGCCTTAAACCCTTGATCATCTGTAGAAATTGGATAACCATTAGAAGAAACTGGAACTTCTACATATTCAATAAGATTAAATGCGTCAATTTCATCATCACTTTTTGTTCTAACAAAGACTTTGATATCAGAACCTTGTCTTCTGATAGCATCAAACATAACCCTAACAGAAGTTGCAGATGTTTCAAGATTAACTTTTTTTGTAATATAAACAGCATCATGTAAAGAACCAGATGGTTCTAATTCACTGGTAAGATTCAATGTTCCATCAAGATTGGATATCTTGTTAATTCTATTCATTGCAGTAATAACGGAAGAACCAGAAATTTGTAGTAACGGACTTACGTTATCGAATAGAGATGTCATAGTTGTGTTCAAAGCAAAACTTTGAGCACTACCATAGTTATCTTGATTTGGTTTAGAAATAATGACTCTAGAAGAATCTAATTCATTTACCTTTAAGTTTTCTAAAGAAACTGTTGGAGTTTTACTAAATGTACCCAATGTTTTCTCAGAAACAGATGCACCAGCAACAGCGTCCATAGTTACAGAAAGATTAGTTCCTGGCAATACCAATTGATTAAATTGTGGTGTAATACTTTCAAACTGCAAGTTTCTAGAAGCGTTAATATTTTTACCACCAGATTGAATGGTTTCATTTGCTTTAGCAGTTGTATTAATTTTATATCTATCCATATCAATAACATCAGACAACTGATGTCTGTTATTGATTTCGGTTAATGGAATACCATTAAGTGAATAGAATTCAACCGTATTGTTTGTATTATGGGCAACAATTGTAGTATTAGATAATCCTCTACCACCTGCAGGAATAGTTAATGTATTTCCAGAAATTGATTTGTAGCCGATAATTTCACTACCAATACGAATCAATCCAAGATTTGATGCACTAACTGCAGCGTTATTAATCTGTGATGGTGCAAATGTAGCATCAGAAAGTGTGATAACAGTATCAACAGTGAACTGTTGATTTGTAATATTTGTTTGTAATTTTACTGGTGGGATATCAGATACCACACCAGAAATATCAACATAGTTTTGCAAAGTATGCATACAATGATTTGGATGCAATACAGTTACCGATGCAACATTGTCGGTAAAGTATAAAGAATTTGCTGGTAACTTTACTTCTGGAATAATGTTATTTCCAATATTAGCAGTTGCATTACTGTTAATACTAAATTTACATCTATTAATTGTGAATTTAATATCTTCAAATTGATCTGGAGTCCAGATACTCATATTTTGCGACTTAAACAAACTACCAACAGCTGGTTGTTTGTTAATAACTTGATTTGTAGTAACATCATTTTCATTTAGTCTGGACACCCAAACTTTATAGTTCAAAGATCTAGTTCTAAGAACAAAACAATAATCATTACCTTCAGAAAGGTATACTGGAGTTTCAAATGTAAATCTAGTTGCAGTTGAAGCAGTTGAAGAAACGTTGATCTGAGAAGCTTCTAAAGTTACTTTACTTAGAGGAACAATTTCTTCAGTTGGGAAACCATTTTTAATAGTTCTGATATCGATATTTACAGGAGCGGTATTATCCTTAGACTGGAAGAAAACATCGATAGAAGACAAGAATACACCACCTTCTTTATTAATAAAGAAAGATTGGGCAAGTGGATCACCACGACGTGGCGGTGGTGGTGGTGGATCAGGAATGAATCTAGTTCTAGTTTCTGAAATTGGGGTAGAAGTGATTTCGGGAATTTGGAAATCAATACTTAAACTTGTCAATTCAAGTAAAGTTCCATCGGAATCATAGTTAGCAACTGCATTGGTATCAGATACACCAGCAATTGTTGTGTTATCTTTTTGATCAGTTAATACAAATCTGGATTGACCAGTTTCAATTGTACCTGGAGGAACAATAATAAATGAATGAATTTCACCAGAAGAATTTGTTGTCAGTCTAGGATTAGATAGTTTTACTTCTGCAATTGCACCAGTTGTCTGACCTTCAAATGTAATGCTGTCACCAGGATTAGTTGGATTAATCAAAGATCCATCATTAACTGTTACATCTTTAATTGCTAAAACTGTAGTTGATGCACTATAAGATGATCCTAATGTGGAGTCGTAATCAGATGGTGAAACAACAGTTGCTTCTAGGTTCCTTGGAGAAACGCCAACTTGGGGTAGAGTTGGAGTAATAGTTACTTTTTCACCTACAACAAAAGCAGTACTATTAACAGTTCTAGTTACGTTGGATAACAATCTAGGGAAAATAACATTGTTTGAATCTTCACCATCAATGAAGAAATACATCTCAGTATTTGGTTTTAATCTATTAGCGAACGCATCAATAACAATAGATCTGGCAAATCTTAGTGATTCGACTGAATCAATTCTATCACCAACTTCTATATTCTGTGTCGTAGTACTAAATTCATTATTTACTCCATCTCTCTGTTGAAAAATGTTTGTACCACCACCTGTTCGACTTGATCCAGTTCTATTCCAAGATCCCCACTGGTTGCCATCGGCACCACTTTGATCATACAAGAACTTGATAGGACCAGATAAATCAATCTCTGGTACATTTTCAGGAGCAGTTCTCCTAGTATCATACCAAACATCTCTAGATGGATTTATTTGGAAATCACCAATCCATGTCGTAGTATTAAATGGATTTAAATTTACAACCCTACTTGCATAAGGATTTGATTGCAATTCAACTTGAGTGTAAGGTAAAGTTAAGTAATCTCCAGTCTTTTGAAGAATAGAACTACCAACTACAGCTATACTTACATCGGGAGCATCAAACTTTAAACCAACATTATTTACATAAGGATATGGTCTAATAAGAGATTCATCGATATCCAATGACATCTTAAAGTCAACATTGTTAGTGTCGGCAAAATTTCTAGATTTAAAATTATCAACTAAGAATCCATTCTTAAATCTGTTGTTTCCACCACTATCCAGAACGAGCATATTGTTCGTATCTGTTTCAAGTAAACTTAATGAAGTATAATATTCAACATTATCAAGTCTACTCTCAAGACCACCAATATCTTTCATGGTGTATCTTTTGTTATCTTCCGTCTGAATTTTAACAGTTTTTACATCTCTCAAATATGCTGGTACTGAAAGTGTAGCAAGACGCAAAGAATTTGAAAGATCTTCTGGTGCTGAAGGATTAGCAGATTCAGCACCAATAGAAATTACAAATTTACCAGACTTATCTAGATATACTCTGTCAATTCTGTTTGCATAGTAGTTATAATCATAACTAATAAACTCTGATGGATATGGGAAAACCTGCGTAGATTTTGTAGTCCCAAAAATATCAAACGCAGAAATTGCATTAGAACAAACATAAGGTGCAATAGCAACACCAGTACCAGTAGATAATGATGTAGAAGCTGTAGTTCTAAAATCAAATACATCAGTATATGGAGATCCATCAAAATTATATGGAATATCTCCATAATTGATATCATTTACAGTGTCATAAGAAGCAACCGAAAAGAAATCATTATTTGTTTGACCATGTTCAAAATAATCAAATACTACTGTAATTTTATTTCTAGGAGTAGGTCTGTTTCCAAGTCTTGTTAACTTAGAAATTCTATAAACATCTTCAGTATCATTTTTACTTAAAGCAAAGTTCTCAGTAATATCAACATATGATCCATAAACAACTTCAGTTAAAAATCTACCGACTAAATCTGGATTTGTATATACAACAATCTGTGTTGTTAAATTAGTTCCTTCTACAAATTTTTCTTCTTGTAAGAACTTAACATATACAGTAACACCATCAATATTGATTACTCTAGCAAGAATATTATTCTGTTTTAGAATATCTCCAACAACAAGTCCTGTTGTGGAATTCATAAGGACACGATCAAACATATCTACATCTGCAACTCCAGAAACAACTGCTTCATGGATAGCATGTACTTTGAAAACATCTGGAAATTTTAAATTAATTTCTTTGTCATCAAACCTATTTCCATAGACACCAAATGAAGGTCCTTTAGCATTTTTCGCACTAAGGAAATTATATGTTTTAAGTGTCTTCTCTTTAATTGATGTGTTGTTTACTCTAAGCTTATAGTAGATATCAACAGTAGTTGGTGAACCACTAATACCAGAGAGAACAAGAGTTTGTCCGTTAATAGATGCAGTAGCAGTATGAGTTCCAGTGGAAGAAGTGATTAAATATCCACTTGGAAGTGGAGTAAAATTATTAGGAACAGAAATTGAAACTTCACCACCAACAACACCCTTAGATATTTTTTCTAATTTTGTGTATGAAAAGTCACTGATAGATTTTGTTGGTAAATTAGCAGAAGATACAAAGAACTTTTTATTTGCAGACTGGAGTCCTACACTACCATTGATAGTAGCAGTAAATGAAGCACCATTATTAACGATATTATCGATATTAGCAATAGTATAAACCGTTAATGAACTAATTGTGTAAGTTACACTGTCTTTACTATTACTAAAGACATCTCCTTGTGTAAATTTACCACTAACTTGTCTTACTTGAATAATTGAATTTGAACCAGAAACAGTAACACCATTTACTACTGCTCTTGTTCCTCTACTATTAAAGATAAAATCACCTTCTACCAAACCAGTAGAATTATTAGCAACTGTAATTGAATTATATGTACTTAAATCTTGTAAATATAATTTTCCACTAGTTAAACTAATTGCTCTAGCTTGACCAATATTATTATTACTACTATTTCTTAATGAAAGGATTTCACCTGCAGTAACACTACCAGTAGTAGCAGTCGTTGTTAGGTATTGTCCAAAATTAATATTAGTTGCTTTATTATTTACTTCAAAAGAAGATCTTGGTTTTTCTACAAGTACATATTTTTTGGAAATTGTAGAAACTTCAAATCCTCTAACATATGCTTTACCAGGACCAATTTCTATAGTATAGAAATTATCACCATTAATAGAATTTTCGGGATCTGTTGCAATAGGGTCTCGTGAAAGAATAGTTCTTCCATCCTCAAGTACTTCATTAGGATTATACACACCCCCGTTCGCACCATTATTTAAAGCTTCTTTGACTCTAATACTAAAATCTCTTGTTGTATAATTTCCAGACTCATCAAAAGTTCTTCTCGCAAGATTTTTTTCGAGTTCACTATAAAAAGAACGATCTACAATTTCTTCAAGTTCACCAGAAGATAATCTAAGTAATTCAATAAAATCTGCGTTATCAGAAAAAGAAGTAAGTTCTTTACTTAAAGTTGCTGTAATTTTCAGTCTGTCTGCACCAGGAGCTGCAAAGTTAGTAGATCCATTAGCATTATCAAATAAGGTAGAATCGTCATCCGTAGAAACTTTAGACTCTGCAATAGACAAACCAACTTTGTATACTGGTTTATTTGAATATTGATCAAGAATAAGAGTTTGATCAAGAACTTCTACAAAATATCCACGAATATAATAGATACCGTTTGTAATATAAGCAACACTACCAGTGTATTCAGTAGCATTTTGTAGATATGTTACTGCAACTGCACCAACTGTGTCTGTATTGATAAGAGTTTCATTGTTTGCAAACCTTGTTTGCTGAGAACCATCAGAATTTATTCCAGATTTTGTATACTTAACATACAACGTTAAAGCATTTTTTTCAGAAGTTTCTACTGAAACAGTATTTACAACAATAGCTTCAACTTCAGAGTTTTGTCCTCTTAGAGTAGTGCCAACCAAAGCTTCTCTATAAGATTCAACTTCAATACCATTAACAAGGTTCTGTACTAAGACAGCATGATATTCCAAATCATATCCCACCTGACCAGGAATTACAACCGAACCATCTTTAAAAGTATGATTGGCAAAATTCTCAATCTGATTCTGCAACTGTGTTTGCAGTTGAGTTAATTCTCTAGCTTGGACTGGTCGTCCTGGTTTGAACAGAATCTTTTGATAGTTCTTAGAACTATCAAAGTCATCAAAATATGGCGCCAGTTTAAGGTTGGTCTTCTGCATTGCCTACAAGGAGTTCCTTTCTTTTATTTATGGGTATATCAGAACTCGATAACGAGTTTGATGTCTTCTGTCTGATCGTCAGATCTGATAATGGTTTTTCTGTTTTCAATATACAAAATAGAACCACTAAACTTTTGTACTTCAGAAACTGCATAACCAGTAGTAAAACTAATACCAGCAATATTTACAGTTCCTGATGCTGTGGTATCTGGAGTCAAAACTGTTCCAGAAGTAGCACCAGTAATTGCATTTGCACCACTAAAGTTAACTAGTTCATATTTTTGGTTACCAGTTTGTGTAGCAGCAACATATTCATTTTGATAGTATCTCAAAATCTTGTTAACAGAATCCCAGTGAACAACAACACCTTTAGCATTAGTTGTCGCCTGTGTGATTGTTTCACCAATACTATAATTTACATTTGTTGCAGTTGGAAACTTAATTGCTTTACAAACTGCAGCAGTACTGGACGTTAAATCTTGACCACCTGGAGTCTGAGGATCTGAAATCAAACCAAATCTTCTGAACTCCATATTTACTGGAACGTCACCACCACCATCAAGGAATTCAACTGCCTTATTGATCATAACTCTGTATCCACCCATCTCTCTAACAATGTTAGATCCATGACCATCTGGGGGTGGAATGATAGCATCAATAGCAGGAGAACCACTCGATAAATTAAGAGGGGTTGTACTTCTTGCCTGTGCTGCAGAGAGAGTAGTATATGACTCTTCAAGGTCGATCTTTCCATGTGTATAACCACTACCAACTACAACCATTGACACGGTAGAGGGGTCGATCTGACCTGATGTGGGAGCAGTAGAAGAAATAGTGAATGTTACAATTGCACCCGTACCATCTCCAATTACTGGACAGAAATATGTATTGGCAGTAATACCAGAACCTACATTTCTCACAAGTGCTTGTTCGATAGCACCAGATACTGCAGCAGTCTGAACTGTTGTATTTGTTTTAACTGGCATAAAGTCACTTGAAACAAACTTAACGAAATCATTGATTCCGAGAGTATACATATATTTCCATCTATAAGTATCTGCAGTTGTGAAAATAGATGTCAATTGACCTGTTGGTTCTACGGTAGAGATTACACCATTAGGATTTGCAGGAGTTTCACCATTGTAGATACACTTATAAACGTCAAAGTTACTATTCATGACGTAAAACTGTGAGTCATACAGTTTATTTCCACCAGTAGCAGATGTATAAGCAACAGAATAATTGTGCTTATACATGTCATAAAGAGTATTGGTAGTCCAAGTTCTCTTTCTAATAACTTGATTGACATCACCACTAGTGATACGCTTCATAGCGATCATATCATCATAAATTTCACTCAGTTCATCAAAAGAATCCGTGGGAGAAGGAATCTGATCAATATCATTAAAACCTAACCCAGCATATCTCTCCGAGTTCCATGTTTGAGAACGGCCGATAAACACATAGATTTTACTTCTATCTCTAAGTGCTTCCGTAGAAGAATCGGCAAGAGCATTTCCAGCAGCATCAAGTGGTTCCGCAAGGGATTCCATGAACTGTTCTGCAGCAAATATTCTAAAATTGTCAGCAACTAATGATGCCATTATACGCCCCGATAACTCGTTGTTTACTGTTATTTATACTGTATCAATTAGCGAAATATACTTTGTCGTCAGTTGCACCCGTTTGAGCGGTGGTTCCTACAACACCTCTGGTCACACCTTTCAATTCATTGGAAAGTTTAGTTGTGTATTCAATACACTCATTACCGATAAATGCACGATAAGAGTCATAACCAACACCTTCATTCACGACAGTAATACTAGTGATAGTACCAGAACCATCCAGTGTGGGTTCTAGAACAGCACCAGTACCACCGCCATTATTTACCGAAAGACTAAGTGATGGGTCCAAAGCATTTTGATATCCAGATCCACCATTTACAATTTCTACTTTAGTCAGTTTACCGTCAACCACAAATGGTTGGAAAACTGCACCACTACCACTATCAGCAGAAGTTGTGATAGTAATATCACTTCCTGATGCCATAGAAGTTCCAGTAACTCCAATTAATTCTGCGGTAGTTGTAATACTACCACTCAATTTAGTACCGAAAGTAACTTGGTTAGAATCTAGAAGTGTACTTCTTACAACTGCAGATTCATATGTTGGGACAAGAACAAATCCATTTGGCGAGGCATTACTAAGATTGGGAAGATTCCATCCTTCCTGGTCAATAGTTGTAGAAGTAACAACATTACCATTGATTGGATCAATTAAGATATTTGCAGATGCATTAGTACCAATACCATATGTTTTTAATTTAGTATTTCTTGGATATCCAAGTCCACCATTATTAATGGTAATACCTGTAAGAGACCCACCAGAAACAGATGCAGTAGTAGATAGTCCAGATGGACCAGTCAAACCAGTTGGACTTGTTACTTCCATCACAGAAGGAGAGTGTACCGCTGTAACCTCTCTTGACATAGATTCACCAGGAATTTGAATAGTATCACCAACAGAAACTTGAGAACTATAAGATTCTGTCTTGACATCTAATCTCTCGCCATAATAATCACGAATTCTAATGGCGTTACCAGAAGAAATTACATTACCCCTGAAGTTAATTGTATCTCCCAAAACATAATAATCTGTTCTAGGATCTAAAATACTACCATTAGATGTAACCAATAATTGATTTTCTAATTCTTTTGGTCTACCAATCAAAGCATCTGGATAATATGCAGCATTTAATTCAGTAATTTCAACACTTAATGTTGCAGTGTTGGTAGATCTACCAAATAACAAAAGATCTGTATTTACAGGTGAAAATGTTGTGGTGGTAATTCCATTAGAAGTTCTAATTATAGTTGGATTCAGACCTGTAGTACCAACAGAAATTCCAACATTGCTGGAACCAGTATATCCAGATACTGTAAATTTCACTGTATATTGGCGTCCAATCACAAATACATTGGGGATGTGGAAATAACTTGCACCAGAACTATTACCACCACCCCAACCAACGGTAGAGTTATTAGCAACAGTCCAAGATCCTCCTGAATTATGTGTTAAACTGCTTCCACCCATACCACCTGGACCAAAACCCTCAGCACCAGTATTAGCATTAACTGTAGTACTAATATCAGTACTCAAATTGTAAGTTGTTGCAGAAGTTGCGGTAATATTATTTAAAGTATCCATAACGCCATGTGTACTAATAAAGATATTATCACCCGATTGTGGTGCAGTAGTGAAATTAACTCTGGATTTGATAGTACCATCTAAAGTGTAATCAGATACAGGGTTAAGAACAACATTATTTTTAACAACAATGATATTTTCTGAGTGTGGATCAGTACCACCATATTGTTCTGCTGGAACGAAATTTTCATCATCCAGGAACATATTGAAAGACAACGTTGTACTATTAAATGGTGTATTGATGTAATCCATCACAGTTCCAGATTTTGTCAGGATACCAAATGGAGTACCAGATGTAGTTGGTACATTCAACTGAATCTGACTATTACTGAGGAAGGAATATCCCTTACCTTCAGCAAGTCTGACCTGATCATTTTGAATAATGATTAGACCTTCATCTTCATAATTAGCAAGAGTCCTACTCAAATTGAAGATAGTATTTGATCCACCATTAGATGTTAGAGTAATTACCTCATTTTCATGCATCATGATAGTGAAAATTTCATCACTAGCAATAGGTGCTACTGTAAAGTCGATACAACCCTTTGCACTATCTGTTGCATGTCCACCAACATCTGTAAGATGATAATCGACATCTGGTTGCAGAACAACATTATTTTTTGAAACAATTAAATCTTCATGGCCGGTATAAGTATTGTCCTTAACACCATCTAGGGTAACTCTGAATCTAGTTCTAGTTCCATCATATGACTGATTGATCTCGTTAGTCATATACTGTCTAGTATTACCAGGAGCAAACTGAACGAGATCAATCGCAGCAAGATATCCAACTCCCATAGGAATTGTCATATTATCATATGTGTTACCATTTCCAATACCAGAACTTGCAGCAGTTGCAGTTCCAGCGTGATCATATGCAACTCCAGGTTCTTGAATGACACCGCCAAATGCAACAAAGGTATTTGCTGGGTCATCATGCATTACACTTGCATTTAGATTGAGAAGTGTAATCAAGTAGAACTGAGATGCAATTGTGATCGTACCAGATCTTTGTGGTACATTAACTACATCAGTACCAGTGATTGTAGTAGAACCAGTTCTCTGATTTACTGTAAATGTGTTATTGACAGTTGCAATCTTTACAGTATTTGCATTTCTTTGTAGGACTAATAACCAAGCATTCAGAATATCTCCAAATACATGTGCTGGACGTAAGTCACCAGTCTTGGCATGGAATTCTAATTGATCAGTCGCAACAGTTGGTAGATTTGTACCACTAAATGTTAGTGTATTTGCAGCACCATCCCAAGTGTAGGAATTTTGATCTTGATACACACCATCAACATACATGAAAGGAACTTTCGTTGCATGATTAGCAATTGCAGTAGTATAAGAAAGAACAGTAGATGATGTTTGTGTTAACTCATCTGTTCTATCTGCAAAGTTTGCTGCAACAAATTCGTGGAAAAGAATAAATACATCTTCAGTTGCAAAAGGTGCTGTTGGAGTTGTAAATACAATTCTGTGAGTGGATGGACCGTCATTGATATCATATGTATCTGTCTCAAGAAGTAGATTATAATCAGTAGTAGGTTTTTGATATACCCCATTTCTAACTACAACTAAAGACTCTTCACTTGGTTCCTCGTTCCTAATTTCCTCACATTTTTTACCATTAGTATTAGTATTATCATGAAGCAGTGTAAATTCTCTTCTTACTCCATCAAATGTTTCATTCCTATCATAGACCCAATTTCTGTAATTGCTTGGAAGAAGATATCTACCGAAAGACAACATGTGAATATCGTCTGACAATATAGGAGCAGTAGTAAAAGTAATTTTATTGTTACTAACTGTTTGTAGTTGAATATTACTTCTAGATTCATCAGCGTTTAAATGAATATCTGGTCTTACCAGAACACCATTCTTTACATGGAATATATCTGTGTTATTAGTTGCCGTAGAAGGAACGCCATAATCAGAAGTATTAAATTGAGTTCTTACACCATTAAATACATTAAATTGATCTAATTCAGCACTCTTTTTAGTGCTGTCATTTGCCAAATAAGAACTCTTAAAATCTCTTATATTGACTATAATACCAGATGCAGGAGTAAGAGTTGTAAAGGTAATTTGACTACCAGAAACACTATACTCATCTTTTGATATGTAATTACCATTTAATTCAACCATGAGGGAATTCTCACCGTCCCAAGGTGTATAATCATCGTCCTGGTTTATCTTCAAGTTAAATGTAGATAGAGCACCATTAAACTGAGAACTGATATCATTAATTACCTCTACATGACTAGAGGAGAACTCAGGATTTGAGTACTTAAATCTACTGTTAATGCCATAAGCAGTTGTACCATCTAGGAATAAAGTACCATCTAAGGATTCTTTGTTTAATTCAAAGAATCCTTTTGGTTTCTTAGCAGTATTAGATTCAATTTTTAGAGTTACATTTTTTTCTTGATTACAGATTTTATTCAAACCTCTAACCATATCTTCACGAAGTCCAGTAACTGTGAGATCTGTACAATTTACAGTTTCATCAATGTACCAACCAAAAATTTCTGAAGGATCAACTGTTTGAGGGAATGTAATTGTAGAACCACTAACTGTAAAATCAGTTAATACATGTGTTTGATTAACACCAACAAAGAACATAAGTAACTGACAATCTGATGATGGAGTTACACCAAGATCAAATGCAGTACCAGCAGACCCAGTAATTGTTAAAGGTTGTAATGATGACTGTTCAAGAATAAAAGTAGTATCTCCTTGAATCGTACTACTAAACAAAAGAGTTTTACCACCATTTGTTAGTGTATAATTTGCATGATTTTGTACAACACCATTAATAGAGACTAAAAGATGATTTTTATTAGTTACTGTGTAAAGATCGCCAGCATCGAAAATGTTAATTTGGTTGCCATTATTAACACCAGATCCCTGTAAAACTTTAAATGTGTTAGTTAAAAATTTACCACTCAATTCATCTGCAGGAAAAACTGCAAAATTTGGCGTAACATTATCTCCTATTACTTCGTAAGAAGTACCAGGTGATTGTAAAATGCCATTAATACTTAATAGTGTTTTATTAGTAGATGATGTGTATGGTAAGTCAATTGATACATTTACATTATTGACAATATTAACAATATACTCATTAATCTGAATTTCATCGGATGTCAATAACAATACAACAATATAATTTTCACCAACTTCAATAACTCTAGCTAAATTTTCAGTTTGTGAACTGAAAATTAAATCATTAATTTGATATGGATTTGGATTTGGTAGACTATTAAACCAAAGAATTTGTTTATTACAACCTGGTGTTTCTACACTCAAATCAAGAAGACTTTGAATTTTAGTTTGAAACGTAACTGCGCTTCTAACTAAATTTTGTGATCTGCCAAGTAATGACTTTCTACTATGAATTCTATGCTTACCAAATAACTTAAATCCTGAAGGATGGGTGTTTTCATTTACCTCAGATCTCCACTCAGTAGTATTTCTTTCATTGGTAATAGAATATGAAAAATCTTGATAGTAGATACTATCTTCTACCTTTTGGAAATCATCACTGATAAATCCAACAGTTCCCAAGAAAGATTTTGGAATATTACCATAAGAATTTGATTTGCTATAAGCACGAGAACTATTAACTTCAACAATTGTTCCATACTCTCTTCCATCAGAAGAAAGAATAACATCATTGACTTCAAATTTACCAGAAGTAACTAAAAGTTCAATAGTAGATGACCTTGCATCACAAGCCAAAATCTTTGCATCTGCAGATTTATTTTTAACAGATACAGTATCTTTCAGTGTCAAAGATCTTCTACGCAGTTTAGGAACAATAACAGCACCAGATCCGCCATCTTGACTAAACACTTCAATTGTAGGAGTTTCACTAAAACCACTACCACCATCAATAACTTCCAAATCAACAAGTTTACCAGCACTATATGTTGGATTATATAATGCGGTAGTTAATGAGTTATTTGTCTTGATAGATGGATTTAATTTATAACCATTACCAGTATTAGTAATATCAACAGATTCAATTTCAAAATTTGATTTTACTCTAACAGTGATAGGTAAATTTAAGTAGTTTCTTACCGTTCTAGAACCATAGAATTTATCACCAAATGTAACAAAATTAATTTTATTTAATCTACCGATAGATTTAGAATTTGCAAGTAAAACTGCTCCAGTACCACTATCACTAGTTACAGTACTAATACCTGGTAAAATTTGATATCCTTCACCACCTCTAACAACATTGACAGTCTTGATTGGTCCCGTAGCACCTCTTGATCTAATAGAGAAGTCAATTTGAGGGATATCTATTACAGTAGCTTTACTGTTAATTCTAAATTTTGTTTGATCAGACTCAACAACTTCGTATCTACCGATAATTTCAGCTTTTTCAACTTTTAATTCAAAAATTGAAGTAGGTGTGTGAATATAAACAATACTAGGAATTTTTTCAGGATCAATACTAACAGAACTGTTAGTGATAACAGAGTCTCTTTGGAAGAATGGATTGAAGTTTAAAATATCAAAAGACAGATTAAAATCTGTTGCACTAGCAAATTGTAAGTCATAAACTTTATGACTTTCTAGAGTTACTGGAAAAACCTGTTTATTATTAATAACTGTAGGAATAGTTCCAATAGCACTTAAATTAACTATAGTTGAAGTTGTATTTTTCTTATACTCAATTTCTACAATATCAGAATCTGATAAAAGATGATTACCAGTAAACTCAAATTCAATTTGATTGTTTGAAGAATCAACAGTGTAGCTTAAAATAGGTGGAGTATCAAGAGAACTTACATATGCAATCGCACCAGAACCAGCTGTATTATCATTATCAAAAATTAAGTTATCACCAACTTTATAGTTAATACCAGATTTTTCAATAATTACCGATTCAACTTCTCCGATAGAAGATGAATTTGAAGTAAGAATTGATTTATAAACATTTTTTACTTCTTCTGGATATTGTACATTATCAGAATCATTTACCCTAGTAAATATTGAAGGAATAACATCATTGTCTCTGTTTGGACATGTATTGTAAACATCTGGGTCTGAGAAGTATTTGATTCCAATTACATGTGGGAACTCATCAACCATAAAGTAGCAATATGCACCATCTGGAAATTCTGGAGTTACACAAAATCTACCATTATATTCATCTAGAGTTCCAAGACCTTTTACATATTCATAGTCTTCGATAAATGATCCCAAAGGATAATCTACAATCGAAGGACCATTGGTACGAGTACCAATAATTTTCCAAGAAGATGTTTGCTCAGCAATTGATGATGTTTTATCCAACGCAGTTGAATAACCATATTTACAATAAATTGGATGTCCATCATAAGACCAGCCAACCACCTTAGAGTGATTAGAACTTGTGATATTATAATACGTCTCAAATTTAGACGTATTGATCATCTGCAGATATTGATACTTAAGTCTGGATTTAGGGAAGTTTGAAGGTAGTACTTCAGAAACTTTTAAAGTACCTCTAATCCTATCGTCACCTTGAGTAAACGTCACTAAAGCGTTGATAAGTTTACTATTAGTGGTTTGACTCAAACCACCTTTAGATAAAGATACAACTTTACTTGCAGTATCAACAGCTGCAACAAACGTTCCTGGTTGAAGTTCCGAGCTGCTTGCTTCCATACCAACAACAATGTTGGTAACATCTTCTAGTGTTAAAGTATCACTTGTGAAAGATACTACTTTTCTGTTATATCCTTCCTGTTCGTCAAATACATATCCACCGAATTCATCAATACCAGTAATAAATCTATTTGCAATATTAAATGTCCATGTATTGATAGTAGATTCTATCAATCCATTATTATCATTAACATTAACTGTCAACACAGGTGGAATTGTATATCCACTACCAGGATTTACAATATCAACACTAACAATAGAACCATTTAAAATTACAGGTTTCAGTACAGCATCTTTACCTATACCACTAAGATTAATTGTTGGTAAATTAAAGTAGTTTTGACCACCACTAAGAATTTGAACTGCTGCTACAGAACCATTTGCAACAGAAGCCTGGAGTACTGCACCAGAACCAGAGTTAATTTCTACAGTAGGATTATAAACATAATTAGACCCTAACTGAGTTGTAAGAGAGATCTTAGGGGATGCACTCTTTGAAGAAATTAACGGACCTGAAATTGTAACTATGATATCACCTGTTGAATTATTTACAAATGGGATATCCCAAAAACCTAGCTTACCACCACCAATAACTCGAATAGTCGGTGATTCAGTGTAACCAAATCCCTTATCAACAATTTTAAAATTTGTAACATTACCAGATTTAAATTCTACATTAATTACAGCGTCCCTAAACCCAGACGGATTTTGTTGGACAGTATTAACAATTGGATTATTATTAATAACCTCAATTTTAGGTTTTGTAGAGAATCCCTGCAAATTAACCAAACTTGCAGTTTCAAATTTGTTAATATCAATTTTGTCAATGCCAGCTGCAATCTCAAAAATAGATTCGGTGATAGTAATATCACTAGACTCCATTCCATTCTTTTTCAAGATAGCTTTTGGATAACCAGCTTTATCAAATGCATTTGATGATGTATATGGAACAATATATGTACCACCGTCGGCAATAGTGACAGTATTTACGGCACCATATAATACTCTATTACCCCTAATACTTTGATATTGGATTCCATCTACAGAAATACCTATTGATTTACTTGTATCAACTGGAGAAAGAGATTTTGAAGTTCTTAAAATATTTTGATTAAGAATACTTGCTGGATAAGGAATTCTCTTTAATAATTTTTGTAATTTATAATTATTTCTATCTTGATTAATTCCATCAAGAGTTGAAATAGTGGATGAAGTTAATGCATTACCACAATCAATTACAGTAATAGTTTTTCCAGCATTTACTTCAGTAAATGTAAGGGTAGATCCAGAAATTGTATAAGAGACTTCTGGTTCTTGAACAACACCATTAATTGCTACAAATACACTTTTAGTAACTGCAGAACTATAATTACTACCACCATCTTGCAGGGTGTAAGTTAAAGATGATGTGGATGTAATAGAATCTAACTGTTGTGCTTGTTGCACCCAGAAGACCATGATATCATCTGATGCAGATACAGTTTCTCCAGTAAAAGTAAATGTTTTCGATGTATCATCATAAGTATACCCACTAACTTGTAAGACACCATTCAAAAATACAAACAAATGATCTGTTGTAAGATCAATTGTTGATGCTGTAGTAAGAACAATTGAATTATTAGTTGCACTGGGGATATTAAACTGTAGTTTTGTCGCTTGACTTGTAGTATTAAAATACCTTAAGTAAATTGTTTCGTGAGTTAATGGTGTATCAGTGAAACTAATGATATTATTTACGATGTCGTAATCGGTTAATGAATCTTGCAGAATCGCATTTCTAAACACGTAAAGATCATCTTCACTAACAGGAGAAGCAAGACTATCTAAAGTAAATGCATTTGTATAGTTATCAAATACATTAGATAAAACTCGATTTTTAGCATATGTACTGCCATCGAATTGATATCTTGGAATAGCAGAAGATGCTGTATAAACGTGATTTAAAACATTGTTTTTATATGCATATCTACCAGCAACACCAATGTAATCGTTATCAGTGTCTAAAGTATGATTACTATTTACATTCCATGAAGAATATTCAATTCCTTCATAATCGTTAAAAGTTTTATCATCAAATTCATATTTTTGATTACTATAGAGAGCTCCCGAAGATTCAACTGTTACTTCACCAACCAGTCCAACAATTCTACCTCTTGCTCTAGAGAAGTTTACAGAACCAGTGACCAACGAAGTATTTGGTAAAGATAACGTAACTACTTTACCAACAATAGTTCTAATTCTTGCACCCTCAGCAATACCATTACCAACAGCAAGTTGACCAATGCTTAACTTTTTGGCACTATCAACAATAATAACTAATTCACCTTGATTACCAGATGCACCAATTTCAGGATCGCCAACAATACAATCTACAAAATAATCTACCTTACTATTTCCAATATATTCCCACTCGATTCTGCCAAGTTTACTAACTCCAGATGTATGAGTTGGATTACCAGAAGATGCTGTTAAACCTTTTGTATTAGATTTATATAGATTATTGCCAAAATATCTTTCTTGACCAATCTCTACATATTCACTTTGACTGTATTCGGATCTTGTTCTATACCTACCATAAGAAATTACTTCAGTATTGACGATTTTAGTACCAGTTGATGTTGTACTACAACCAATAAATTGATTAATAGTTCTTTCTTTATACTCTACAATAAAATCATCAATATAGATTTGACCGTTTGTGACAGGAAAACCTGTTGCATCATCAACAGTTACAATAGTATCAGTATTTGTGTAAGGATGTGTTAATTGTGTAGAAGCTGGTAAGTAAATTTTATCAAAATCTTCATTGATCTCAATATCAATTTCATATGTTGGTTTGCCAATATTATCTACCTTTAAGATTTCTCCAGACTCAATTTGTACAGATTTTACGCCAAAAACTGTATCATCATCTTGAACAATACTTAAAAGTTTTGGTGGAGAAATGATACCATTGATATCTTCCTCTAAAGATCCTTCAATAATTTCAAGTCTAGCTAATTTTTTACCTCTGAAATTAGATTCAGAAGGTCTGAAAAGATAATCTTTAGGAAACTCAATTTCTGGGTCTTGAGCAATAATTTCAAATGATTTAATAAAACCATTAGCTTTTTCGCCAGTTTGAGACGTTAACTCTTCATTGTTGGTAAAAAATCCGACAGTATTGATTAGAGTTAATTCACCTGTATTAAAATCCCAACTTTCTACAACTCCACTTCCATTTGATGAAATTACAATTTCTTCTTCACCATAGTCTGCTTCTCTAATTACACCTCTGATAGGACCAACATAATTAGAACCAGCATCGCTAATAGTAATACCAGTGTAAGAAGTATCAATAGTAGATCCCAGTGGAATTCCGCCACCAACGATAGAAGTTACATCAATTACTGCTGTCTTATTTGCAGTTTGTTGTCCTTGTCCACTACCAAAAATTTCTATGATCGGTGGATAACTGAGATTATTATTTGCATCTAATTTATCGTTATAGCCACTTCCAGTTGCAGTAATTTGAGCATTACCAACAGAACCATCGAAGTTAATAATTTTAACAGTCGCCCCAGTTCCTCTGGGTTTTAACTTAAATCTAAATTTCTTGTCATTAAACAAAATTCTGAATAAAATTTTGTGTGAATTTAGACTACCTTTAGATCCATAAAAAGACTTAATTTTGGACAAAAAGGAAGAAATATCTAATTCTTCTACAAGGTTTTCGGGAATACTGTTAGCAACTTCACTTTTAACTCTACGCAAAAATTCATTAGTATAATCAAATGCAATATTTTTTACTTCATCATTACTATAGTGAATATCTTCAATACTAGATTCTAATAAAACTTCGGATAAAGGAATGCTGGAAAGAACAAGTGCAGAAGTTCCCCTGACACAATTTTCAAATGCAAAGTTAGTTTTAGATCTATAATAAATGATTTCATTATTAATTTTAATATATCCTCTTTCAGGGAACCCAGTAGTATCGGCCACAGAAATAGTGGTATCGACAACTGCAACATCACTGGATAATTTAGTTTTTTCTACTAGTTCATCTTTCCTGAAATGAGAAATATTGTAGTATTCAATTAAATTTTTTGCAATATCAAGAGGCTGGTTTTTTAACTCCAGAGACTCGTAATAAGACTTAATAAATTCTATGAACTTCTCTGCATCTTCCCTCACAAATTGAGGGAATTGATTTTCTATTAAAACCGAGAGATCTACAGTTTGGTCCCTTAAATTTTTCATGAGCACTTATTAGGATCTTGTTCTGGCGTAAAGTCGTCAATTGTAATAATATTATTTGGATCATCAATATCACCAACAATACCATCAGTATCACCACCATTTACATCTGTAATAGGTGTGGTCAAATCTCCATTGGTATCACCTGGATCAGGCGTCGGTAAATCATCTTCTGGGGACAAATCACCACCATCAGTACCATCACCATCGTCATCACCATTTACATCAATGACAATAACATCATCGATGCTAATATCAGGATATGTCTCGTCATCTAATTCCAAATTTGGATCATCAGGCACCGCACAAATATTTATTGGTTCATCAGAACAAGCTGTCACGGAAAAACTATATTCACCAGTTTCATAATTAATAGTTCCAACAACACCTAACAAATTGCCCTTAATATCAATTAAATACAAATTAGTATCAACTATACATGCATTTTCACCATAAGAAGGTGTACCAATAATAACTGGATCTCTTTGACCAGGGGTACAGAAAAATTCACTTACAATAGCATACTTACTTTCTAGTTTATTTCTAACAGATGTGAAGAAAGAACCCGTATATTTTGTTTCAATGTTATTATTAATTTCTAAATTAATTTCCGAACAAACTATAGTTTTAATGTTTGATGAAATAATTGAATTGTCAATATTTTGAATTTCAGCAATAATAGAAGAGTTAGAATATCTTCCACCAAAATTTTTAAATAAGTCAGTATACTCATACTTTACAACAATATCTCTAACAAGTTTTTTAAGTGTTGATACGCTCTTTCTTGTCTTATTTTTATTATAAACAATTTGTGGTTTAAGTTTAATACCAAGCTTTCTTGGATCTCTAATAACAGGTGTGACAGATCCTACAACAAAGTCTCTTAACTCCCTTACAATTCTAGATTTTTCAGTATCACTAACTACAGATCCTACTTTTGGTTTAATTGTGATAAAAACTTTACCATATTCTGGTGGATTTAATCTCTCTCCACCAACAACTTTTACAAGTTCAGCATTACCATAAATTTGCATAATTAATGACTCATAGTCACTAATTGTCACTGCCCTTTCTTGAGCTGCAAAATATCTAGGTGCTCTAAACTTAATTGATGCAATATCTTCAAAATTAGAACCACCAAAAGAAGATTCAGTATTGAGAGTGAAGTTAATATCACTTAAAGCCACTTTACCAGTAACATTATTTGAATCTACATATTGAATTGTACCAATAAAAGATAATGCATTACTTTTTACATTATTAACTGATCCACCAGCGGTAATAATATATTGAATAGTTACAATTTCACCATTTTGCAACTTTCTACCAATTACATCATCACCAAAAATAATTTCGTACTTTTGATCCTGAATTTCTTCTACAAAGAAAACTGTATCAGAAGGACTAACATTGACAATAGTATTTTTTCTGGCATATGTCGTAGATGTAGATGATCCAGAATCAGCCTTAACAAATACTTTTACAGTATCAGAATCAATGTAATTATTGGGAATGATAAATCTTTGATTTTCATTAGATGTATCTACAACATAATTAATATTAAAAACTGTACCTTCATACAGGTCAACATCTCTAAAGGTTGCAGTATCACTGTTAACAGTTAAATTAAGTGGATCTCTTAATACAAATGTATAATTTTTACCTTGGATAGTAGTTGATAAAACTGGACCAGATTTTAAACCAATCCTATCCACTGCTAATGCATTCAATCCACTTACTTCAATATCAACTTGTACTCTCGATGAAGAGTATGAATTTGGATTATAACCTAACTTTTTTGCATGAGATACAATATTATCACGAAGAACTGCCGTATCGAGATTTAACTCGTTAGAAGCCATGTTAAGATTATAATTTGTGTACAAAGTATTGTACGCAAGAATATCAACCAACATTGACAAGTTGGAACCTTCAAAATCATAGTCACTAAAATCTGACTTAGTTTTGATATAATTTTTAATCGACGCCCTTAATTGATTAAATTCTAAAGCGGCAACTGATGGTAATTCCATTTAACTTTCTCTTACGAGGATAAAATCTACGGTTTGCGATGCTTCAGGAATGCCAACAATAAAATATTCAATAAAACATTCAAAAGAACTTTCATCGTCTATCGCATTTACTGTGATATTGGATAAATTAATTCTTGGTTCATTTGTTTGTAAAACAGCATCAATTTCTTGAATTAATGCATTTTCAGCAAAACTATTAGATAATTCAAATAAGTACGATGTAGTGTTGGTTCCTAAATAAGGATTAAAAAATCTTTCACCAACTTGAGTGAGAACTAGATTTTTTACCGACTGTTTAATAGCCTCTTCATTTTTTAAGACAACAAGATCCTTAGTGACAGGATTTTTAGAGAACGTCATGCTGATGTCCTTAAAAGCCCTGGATGTTTTACCCAGGTATCTGTCTACTATTTGTGTTGGAGCTGTTGATCTTGAAACGTTGAAAGACAAGGCACTAATCAGTATCTATCATACTATATATGCTAGCTTTTAGGTTCTTTCTTTTTATTAATCTCTTCTTTACTTTTTTTCATGTGTCTATCAGAATCAAGTTGAGTGATCAAAGTCATTCCAGATTTGATAAATTCTTTACTTTTGTCTGTTGGTGAAATTCCCATTAGTTACTCCATTTTAATTATTTATTTTCGTATTCCTCATCTTCTGTTTTGTAACTCCATTTTTCTGTATGGCCAACAGACCATTTAGGTGTGTTTTCCACAGTAAAATTTTGTGTGCAAACATTAAAGTCTGGTACTTTAACCTCTAGAGGAATAAGACTTTGATCTGACCATACCACCCTATTATTAGGTTGAGCTGCAAACTGACCATTACTCATTTTAATCACATTAAATGACTTATGTTCTGGATCATGTTCAGAATAATTTTGATTTAATGCAGACCTGTCACGGTGGGCCGAGTCGATGGTAAATATATAATCTCCTTCGTGCATTTTCTTATCCTTCCCGAAAAAAGAGCAGCTTCCGAGAAGAGGCTTTCTGATGACAGTGATATCGTAGTCAACACAATCCCATATTTGCAAATGATCCAAAGGCAAGAGCTCACCGTGATCAGTTTTCCACAAAAATGCGCTGATAGGAAGTTTATCATACAAGGCTCCATATTCTGTTAATAGGGTCTCGAAATAAAGTGCTTTAC